CAACAGATTCCGGGAGTCTTTATCTTCCTCCTCTCGTGTTACCAGTTGAATAGGTTTGTTATCAGAACTCATGCTGAATAGCCCTTCCTGCAACTCGTATCCATTTCTCGATATTTTGCGCCTTGGACGCCTCAAACCAATGATCTTGGGCTTTTTTGTGAACGGATTTGCTGTATTGCAAATTAGTTCCTGTGATAACTTTTGTTGCGCCGCTCGGAGCCCACGCGCTTCCGGTATTCGGGTCTACGAAAAGTTTCCCGATGTAAAGATAGTGTGCAGAGGGGCCGGGATAAATAATGGTATCATCTATGACTTTTGTTCGATTTGCCAGCGATTTTGTCCTTGCAGGCACAAAGGGTTCGGTATCTTTGGCTGCCTGGACCGCCATAGCGTGCTTTGCCTCTTTTGAGGCGTGCGCCATTCTTCGTCCAAGTAGGTCCATGCCTCTGATGGTAATATCAAACCTCAACTTCACTCAATTACCACCCACTTCCCAATGTTTCAGGTTTCCGAAATCCTTTTCGTCGATCTTCGTGACGTTATACACGCCGTCATATTTCATTTCGATCAGCTCCACGGTGGCGGTTGGTTCCACGGCTTCGCCTTTGATGAAAAAGGTATTTCCGCCGTCGGAGAGCGTCCAGAGTTCAGATTTATCCGCTCTCCGCCAGAACTCCAACGGACCGGTATAACGTTTCGGTTCCCCGGTTACACCGTCCACCGCCTCCACAGAAAATGGGATGTATAGATTTACTGCATCCGCGCCCTCAAGTCCGCTGCTGCGGACATTGACGGCCTTGGAGGCGTCCAGCAGGACGCCCCGCAGGATTGTGATGTGGTTAATAAAAGTCTCGTTGTAATCCTTATCTTCTTCGATGAAGACGTTATAAAGGGTGACCGTGTGTGGGAACATGCCGCCGTATGATTGGCCCTTCCGACGCGGTGCGTTCATTCGGCGCGGTGAAAGCATGAAAAACTCCTTACTTTGAAAACCGGCGCAAAGGCCGGAAGCGTTTCTAGGTACAGCCGCAATGCATCTTGTTTACGGCTGCTTAAATACGCCGTCTCCGCAGCGGAGATGGACGCTACCCGGTAGCTTTTGGACCATCCGCCTACCGTTTCACTGGAAACCGCCTGTTCTCCGCTGAACGCGTTGGCGGTTATGATACTCTCGTCCAAGAGTACGTCTGCAACGGCGCAGGTACATTTTTTCACTGCCTCAAGCGGTCCGCCGTCTACGTGGTCGGAGATGCCGCTTGTGGCTGCCCTGATATAGTCGGAAGCCTGTTCAGAAAGCCTGAGAAAGTCTTCCTCAAAAATGGCGTTTCCCCAATACACGTTCCGGTAAAAGTCATAGTCTGCATAAGCCATTTGACAATCAACCTTCTTTTATTGTTTGCTCCGGGCCTTCTGAACAGGCGTTTCGCTGTTCTGAGCAGCTGCATTGTCTCCGCCGGTGACTTTGATCACCGCAACCTCATCCATCCGCTCAAAGGACGGCAAAACGATCTCCGAGGCATATGTATTGATGTTGACGGGGTGCGTAGTAATCTCCCGCGTGATCGCTACGCCGGTGTTGACAATACTCACCTCTGCATTGGGGGAGGACATCAGGTCAGCTTCCTCCGGCGTAGTGCCGTACCAGGTGCTGCCTAAGTCCCCTGTCGGGATCATCGCTACATAGCCATCGGGGACAAAGGAATGAGAAATTCCGCTTTCATCCTTATACTGTTTATCATAGATGGCAATCTGGATACGGGATGTTCCGCTGACCACGCTTTTTACCTCGTCGTCCGTGAGATACCCCAAGGTCAACCCGCTGGTCGTCAGATAACGTTTTTTCACAGCATCCGCCGCTGCCAGGAGATTGAAAGTAGTGGTGTTCATGATTGCCACCGTCAGCTCTGTGCCGGTTCGGCTGCGGATGCGGTCCTTTGCGGCTTTGAATACCTGAAAAGGATCGGCGGTCGTGCTGGCCGTCCATAGGTCTCCGCCGGACAAAGCCATGTAGTTATGCTTCTTCCACCCTCCATCCAAGTCGTAATTAAAGGTGTAGTCCATTCCATTTGCCTGAATGGCGATCCCAGCAGCGCCGTCCTCCGGGAACAGCAGCTGCATAATCATGCGCTCGGGAACTACATTTGCGCCGTCAATGAGGTTGTTGGCGTCGTCAAAAACGCGGTCAATCATAGTGCGGGCGTAAGGATCGTTGCTGTCCTGCACCCGAAGCAATTCCTGCCGGTCTTTTTCCTTGATTTTGAAACCCTCTCGGAAAAAGGGCATTTCCGTTTCCAGCTTTTCAAAGCCGATACGGTCCCGAAAAGTGGCCTTCGCATCAAAGGCAGAGGGCATCAAGGATACAGGCAAGCCCTTGGAACCCTTCAGCCAGCTCAGGTCCAAGCCTGCTTTTTTTTGCGCTGGGAACAAACCAGTTCCCAGGTAAGGGATTTTGTTTGAGGCAGCCTCGTTGTATTGGGCGGCGGTGGCTGCCGGGGTGAAAAATTCTCTCAGATCCATAATTAGCCTCCTTATTCTGTATCAGCGGCAGTTACGCCGATATTATTTCGGAGGACGATTCCAGGAACGGCTGTTTTTAACGCGGCGGCGTCATAGGCCGTGCCGGAATGGGCCTCCGCTTTTGTCTGGTCGATCACACCCCGCACAAGCAGGGCGGCGTTTGGGTTTTCCTCCGGGTTCACGTCATACAACAGAATGCCGTCCGCAGAAGCAGACGCCGCTTTCCTGCCATCCAGCGTCATGGGCGTGCCTGCTTTGACAACACTGGATTCGGTCACGCTGAACGGGATTGCATCAAAATCGTTCGCCGCAAGAATTTCAACTGTCCCGCCTATGGAAGTCGTTTTGAATTTCATGAATTCGCTCCTTTACAAATAATTTTTGATAGGCTCCCCGTGCCCGCCTCCACTGCCTGTAACAAAGCGCGCGGCGGGTTTGTCCGGCGCAAAAGCGTCTGGGTCTGCCTCCCGCTGGGCTTTGATGAAGTCATCCAAGCCGGACAGCTCACCGTCCTTCAATTCCAACTTCTGTTCCTTGAGGGCCGCGGCAAAAGCCCGCTCTGCACTTTTGGAGCTGAACTTGATCGCCTTGCGGGCGATGGCGCGGGCAATGGCGTCGGAATAGTCCCGGTCTGCCAGCTGTGAACGCAAGCTGCTGGTATCTGTGTCATACTTGGCCTGAAGGTCGGCGAGCTGCTGCTGGACAGCGGCGGTATTGCTGCCCGCCTTTTTCAGCGTCTCCAACTCGTCTTGCGCGGCGGACAGCGCGGTTTCCGCCGTGGACAGCGCCGTTTCCGCCGCATCTGTCTTTCGTTTTTCTTTCCCGATGTCCTGCATATTCTCATCCAGGATTTTGTCAATGCCGGCGTCCTCAATGCCCAATGTTTTCAAAAATTCCCGTGTCATACTTCTCCTTTGCAGCTTAGCTTTTTTCGCGTGGGTTGCCTCCACCGCTGCCCCGTAGTTTTGCGACTTCGGGCCGGTCAAAAATAAAGAGCCGTCAGCCCGCCGGAATATCCGACAGGTTAACGGCTCTTGGCTCACAGGCTCTTGGCTCTTAGGTTATTTATTTTTGTAGGGAATGTGTTCACTTCAATGTCATTCTTACACGCCTTGCATCGGAACGGCATATGCTCAATACGGGTGTCCTCTCGCAATGGGAAAAGGGCCTTTCCGCAGTGTTGGCAATGATACCAGTTTTCCGGATTTATGGTACTCTTATGCATCTTTCACGTCTCCAATGACTTCAATCCGTTCAATTTCGTCCTCTATAAAACTAATCAAAAAACCATCTTCCCGCATAACGTCAAAATCGAGGATTTCGTTATCATCATCGTCATAGTCATAACTAAACCCGAAAAAATCTCCAACTGTAACGTCTCCTTCAAGAGAATAAACTTTTATTCTTTTTCCAAAGTAAATATCAGGAGCAGGGATATTCAATTTTCCAACCTCCTTGAATTTGGGACAGCATGAACGCCGGTTTTGCTATAATGAATTTTAATACTGTATGCTTTGATATCACCATTTTGACAAGGCTGCTGTTGTCGGTGATTTTAATTCCCATCTCCGCGCTTTTCCTTTGGCGTGTAGCGATACCCCTCTCCGCATTCAATGGTTTGGTTTTCCATAACCGCATCAATTTGATCGGAGGGTATGCCATCTGGGTATACGTCACATTTCGCATACCCCTTATAATATCTGCACCTGTTACACGGTGGGCTAATCGGGAGGTGGG